CGGACTTGATCTCGGCCACCTCGGCGTCGATCTGCTTGGCGTCCCAATCGGGGTGCAGCAGCTCGACCTTGGTGCGCAGACTCATCGCGTCGCCGGCGACGGCCACGACCTGAGCGGAGTCCTTCATCGTCGGCAAGGTGTAAGGCGGGAAGGTGACCTTGATGCCCACCTCGGAGCCGTCCTTGAAGAGCGCGCCCTGGAGTGCTGTCGCGGTCTGCAGGAAGTCCTCCAGGCCGACCGTCCAGAAACGCGACTTGCGGTCACGGGTCTCGGCGGTGCGCTTCTCGCGGGACTCGACCTCGGTGGCGGTCGTGGCGGCCGTCTCCGGCAAGCCGAACGTCTGGGGGGAGTAGCCACAAGCGTTGACGATCTCCGAACTACGGGACTTGATCTTGTCCAGCCACTCGGCGGTCCGCATGTCGAACTGTTCGCCGTGGATCAGGTCGCCCATGCCGGCGTTCTGGCCCTGGGAGAACTTCACCTGCTCGTAAACCTCACGGTCGACGTCGAACGCGAAGCCGTTGCCGGGGCCGAGGTCGTCCAGCAGCGTGGACGCCACCATCAGCCGAGCCTTACCGAGCCGGACGTCACGCCGTTCTGCGTTCAGGTCCTCGTCGAGGGCGTCGAGGAGGTCGATCGCGGGCTCGATGTCGGCCTGACCAAGGGCGCGGCCCTGTGGGATGTCTGCCCAGCGGGCGCATGGGCGGACGTTGGGGATGTAGGTGGCGGTCAGGTGAGTGATCCCGGTGACGATGAAGTCCTCGGTCACCAGCGCCGCCAACCCCTCGGTCTCGGGGCGGTCCTGCAAGGGGACGAGGCGGCCGAGCGTGCGGTCTGTGCCCTCGTAGAGCCGGTGGACGATCCGCCCGGGCTCGTGGCGCTCCAGGTGCCGCCAGACGCGGTTGCCGTCCTCGGCGATCTTGCGCCAGAACGTGGCCGCGCGCAGCTGGCGGTAGGAGAACTCGGGGATCGCCTGGTCGGCGCTCGCGTAGTCGATCAGGACGTGATCGGCGACGTCGGTGTCCCAGCCGGCGCGCAGGTAGATCCCACCGGACGCCGCCGCCACCTTGCCCACCTCGGGCAGCAGCGACTGCCACGAGTTGCCGTCAAGGATCTTGAGCAGCGACTTGTCGTCGCCCTGGGGCTCGATCGACAGCTCGCGGGAGAACAGTACGTCGGCGGAGCGCTCGGCGATCTGCGAGGCGAGCGGGTGATGTAGGCGCTTGCGGGACTGGCTGTCGCCCTGCGGTGGGCGACCCCACCACATGCGCGCCAGGGCGCCAACGACGCCGCCCGCGAGCTGAGCGGGACGCACCCGCGACGCGCCGGAGCCGCCGCTGTAGAAAGCGCCGAGGGCGTCCGAGCCGCGATTCCAGGCGGCCCACTCGGCGTGGGCGGTCCGGATCGCCTCCGGAGTCGGGGGCCAAGCCGTGTCGGGCGAGTACGTCACGCAGCAGCCCCCCTCATGGTGTCGGCGCTCAGAATCGGAAGGTGTGGCCGCCAGGTGGGCGACGAAGACGCGATCGCATAGCGGGCGGCGTCCATGAAGTGGTCGTTGGTCTTGATCGGGGCATCCTCGCCGCGCTCGGTGGCTTTCGGGTCCCACGAGTAGCCGGCGACCTCGGCCCGGAACTGCTGGCAGGTGCGCGAGACGCGCAGCCGGTCAGTGGCCATCAGTGACGACACCATGCGGATGCCGGGCAGCACGTCGTTCCAGGCGGCAGCCACGTTGGTGACGCCGTCGCGGAACAGCTGGAGCCGGAAGGACGCGGCAGCCGGGTCGACGTGCACCCAGTCGGGGCGCTGCCAGCCAGTGACGGGCCTCGACGGTAGCCAGGCGCGGAAGCTGGCCGACTGCTCGGCGTCGGTCAGGGATCGGCCGGCATCCGACTTGGGTGCCCACTCGTCAAGGAGCCACAGCCGATGCTCAGCGAGGCCGAGCAGGAGTCCTGCGGTGGCGTTGGTGGTGCCGTAGTCGACGCCGACGGTTAGTACGCGATCCATGGCGGGGATCTGGTCAGGCTCGACCACGAGCCGCTCGTCCCATGAGTCGTAGACCGCACCTTCTGCGACGACCCACTCGCCCAAGATGAAGCGGCGGTACCAAAGACCGGTGTACTCGCGCTTGATCGCCTCGACGTAGGACGAAAGCAGCGACGGGTTGTCGTCGATGACGAAGTGGAAGACGCGCCAGTCAGGCAAGGCGCGGTCGATCATCTTCTTGAGCCAGTGGCCGGGGCTGTCGGGGTTGGTGGTGCCGAAGAGCCGTGACCACGGGGTCGACATGCGGCCCAGCATCTGGAGGAAGAATCCCTCGGGAATCGTCGTGATCTCGTCGCCGTACGCCCCCAAGACGGTGAGTCCGCGTAGCACGAGCTCGGCTTGTACGTCGTGGGCGCCGATCACGTACACGCGGCGTCCGAGGATCGTGACCGTCGGGGCGCCGTAGTTGCCGCGCACCTGGGCGGCGATCGGGCCGAAAAGGTTCGGATCCTGCATGGGTCCGATGCAGTTGCGCCACACGCTGTCGCGGGTGCGTCCGAACATCACCAGGTCGCCCGACTTGGTGAGGGTGGCGGCGACGAAGAGCATCCAGCGCAGCAGCGACCCGATCGTTTTTCCGGAGCGGATCGAGCCGTGCCACAGATTCACGCGGCCGTCAGAATCCCGGACGCTGGCAAACTGCTTGTCGGACAGGTCAGGCGTCTGCATCACGGACGCCGATGCGATCGGCGAGCGCCTGGAGTAGCGACGTGGCGGCCGCGCCGGCCGGATTGTCGACCGACTCAAGGCGGGAAGCGTGTGAGACGAGATAGCCCACCGACTGGGAGACCTGCGAGTAGTCGCGGGCCGGAATGTAGTCCAGCCGCTTCGTCTCCTCGATGCCGCCCTCACCGCGGACCAGCGTCGGCCAACGTTCGGTCTTCTCGGACTCCAGCTGGGTGAGTTTGCGGTTCGCTTCCCGGTAGAGCCGGTCGATCAGCTGGGCGCGCAATGCGGCGTTGTCCTGCCGCTTCGCCTCGGTGGCCGGCGCACAAACCGCGGCCCGATCGAACGTGAGGCCGAGGTCGCGGGCGATGTTGCCGACGGTGCCTTCGGAGATCCCCGACTGGCGGGCGATGTCGTTGCGGCCAAGGCCTTTGGCGTGGAGCTCGGCGACGGCTGCCTGCGCGTGAGGGTCTGTCCGGGCAGTGCGCTTCATCGGTTTCTCACCTCGCTGCCGCGGCTCCTGGCCATGTGTGGTGCTCTCGACGCCTGGCCGAGGGGGGTTCTCGGGGCTGCGGCTCGTTCGCCCGGCAACCCCGAGGTGTCCCGGACTCCCATGCCGGGGGATGCAAAAAGGGCGCGCGCAGCGCCCTCATTGCCGAACGTATCACAGGAATCACATTCGTGTAACTCAAGCCGCAGGGGACTCTCTCCGGGCGTTAATCCGGGCGATGTGATCGAGAAGCTCGGGCGCGGCTTGGAACCACTCCCCAGAGACGCGCAGGTGCTTGAAGAGTTCATGCATGGCCGACTCGGCCTCCACCCCCCCAAGGTGGGTGGCGAGCAACTCAACAGGCCCCGTCTCCAGATCGGCGGGCCTCGTGTTGCGCGACTCGGAGATGCCTCTGATGCGCTGCCTGAGGTTCGAGGCGTAGCCGATCTTGATGTAGTCCCCTTGCCGGACGTAGTAGACGACCTTCGCCCTGCGCTGCGCCCTCTTTCGCGCTGCGAGCTCATCGGGGGCCAGGTATTCATCCGGGACTATGCCGCAACGATCCAGGAATCTCCGCTGGATGCGCTCCCGGAAGAACTGCTCCAGGTCGTCGATGTGCCGATGGCAGACCCCGCCCCAGGGGAGCTCGATTGCCGCCTCTCGGCCGCAGCGCCAACCTGCCTGCGTCACGGCTACGCACTTGCCATTCTCAACTTCGTCTCGGTACATCAGGCGCGCACCTGCTCGACCGATTCGACCCAGTCGGGGTACCGCAATCGGATCACGTCCCACGGCCAGATGTGGTGCGGCTTGGTGCCCTTGGCGGCGTCGTGGCCCAGGTCGCCGCGCCCGACCCAGAACCGCAGGGTGCGTTGGGGGACGTTGAGTTGCTCGGCGACGTCGGGCAGCGGCATCGAGTGGTGGTGGCGCCACCTCGACAGCCCGGCGTGCCGGTGTCCGTGCTCGCACTCCAGCATCCCGTCGACGATCCGCATGGAGCCTTGGCAGCCGTCGGTGAGGCACGGCCACGGGTGGGCGTCGTGGATGCGGCAGATGGCCCGCAGGGAGCCCCACAGCAGCCGCACGTCGGTGCCGTACTCGTCCCACCACTCCTGGTGCTGAGCCCACTCCTGGCGGACGTCCAACCAGGTGCAGACGGAGGCGACGTCGTCGTGCGGCAGCCACGTCGGGGTGCCTTCGGCTACCTCGTCGTCGTGG